TGAAAAGCAGCAGTAGTATTAAACGGAATACATTCGGTCATTGTAGCATCTGTAATTAACTGATAAGCATTATAATACAAATTATTAATGCAAGCACCAGAACCACCAGACGGATCAAAAGTAGATACAAAAGATTGTAATGTATTTTCTGTAAACATCGCAATACCATTACTATCAGTATTTATTCCATCATCTGAAATAAAGAAAAATAAATTAGCAGTATCCCTACCCATAATCCAACTTCTTTGATTACCACCACTATTCCATTTAGTAATTATATAATCAGTTCCAGCCGCAACCGTATCAGTCATCAACCGGCAAGCAAAACTAAACAACCCACCACTTTCCCAATTCACCGGGTCCATCTCGCAATCGCCATCGGCACATTCTACGTAATCATCAGTCCCATCGAGCAACATTCCATAAGAACCAGCCGGTCCTGTACTTGCTCCTGGCCTAATTAATGATTCTGAAGATTTATTCCATAAAGGATCACTACCGACAGGAACAGAAAGATTATTAGCACCTATTGGTGATAAAACATCGCAAGTAAATAATTCTTGCAATTGAAAATCATCAAAGTAGAATGTATGTGTAGAAGTCGTGGTAATATAAATACGATAATCAGTTTTTACCGCTGCGCCAGTCCTGACAAACAAACTAGTAGCTGTCCACGCAACAGGTATATTCACATACGCTTGTTGTGTAGCACCAGCTTGCCATGTATCTGTAGCAAAATTATAATAATCAGTATTTCCCGCATCCACGATCCGAATCTGGAAATCCTCTACCCCTCCAGTTCCACCCCGATATTTCAGAGAAAGCTGATAACATTTATTCGCTTCAAAAGTTTTTTTTTTTTTAATTGAAGATGCTCCCGTAGCACCAGCCGATGTTATGGAGGTATTGGTCTTGTAGATATGGGTTGTTTCAGCCGCTAGAGTGGTCGTGCCCGTACAAGCACAATTCCAAGCATCAGGACAAGTAAAACAAGATCCGCCCGAAGTCCAATTTTCAAAGTCCCCCGTTCCTTGTGTTGCATCACCGCGAGTACCAGGAGTTAATAACCAATGGGCTTTCAGTCCATCTTTTGTCCATGCGTCCGATCTACTAAAATTTGCTTGTCCGTACTCCTGTTGAGCGGTTGCAGTTGTCGCAAGGAAAATTGCAAATAGGATTGTGATTATTTTTTTCAAGACTTTCCCCTTATGGTGCGAGAATTTCTTTGTTGTTTATTCTGAGCGTTCGGATGTGGCAGTTGCCGTTTATAAGTCCATTATATGCTTGTTCTATTCTTATTGATACATCACTAGTATTAAATGTAGCAGTACCAGTCATATTATTCACACCACCTGTAATATTTTCAACTTCATTTATCCATTGCATCGATCTACTCAAATCTGTAAAATCGAATAACATTCTAATAGAAAACCATTCATCAAAATCTATAGGATCAACCGCTGAATCCATATATCGTTGAGTATTGCCATTGTCATAAAGTCTTGTACTTACAATACCAGCAGATGTTGTATAAATCCAAAATCTATTACGATTCCATGCTGCTGTTCCACCATTGCCACTTATCGTCATCAAATATCTATGTTCACCAATATCAACACTACCCGACCATTCACATTTTGCTTCAAAGTAAACGCTCAACTTATCCGCTGGTGTCCCAGGCGCAAATAGTTCTGGCAGGATTCGCTCGTTAGTGTTCGCGGGATGGGGATCAATCGTTAAATCATCAGCCGTCCTGGTGACTGCTGCATTTGTAGTAGAAATTGGGCTAGTTGGAAATGGTGATGGTTCTATTTGAGCTTCCCATAACCACGTATTAACAGTTACAGTATCGCCAATAAAAGCGGTTACACCATCCGATATAGCGGTAATATAAAACAAACTATGAGCAACTGCTGTTCCTGTAAAAGTTACTGAACATCTGCACCAACCATCGGGGTATGGTTCTGCATGAGAATATAATGAACCACCAGCAATACTACCAGCAGTACAGGTTGCTAAATTAAAATACGCTTGAGGGTTTGGTGCAGTATTATTTAATAAGAATAACCAATCATGATCTCCTGCCTTTGCAAAAACGCTCCAAGTATACGTTGTTGCAGTTAATGTGGGAAGTTGATAAACACCATGATTAGCATTTAGAACATCTGCTACAAGTCCATCACCTTCCATATTTCCATTAAGAGATTGCATTCCATTATTAGTAATAGATGTTAATCTTAATTGTGTCCATGTGACAGGAAAATTATTAGATTGTAAAAATACATTCTGACTCTGCGATTCAATTAAAACTCCCGATCCTTTACCTGCAACCCTCGCAACATTCGCCGGTACTTGAACTAGTGTAGGCGTCAAAGCATTCGCGCCACCGGCTGAAAACTGCTTCGTGGCGACCGTTGACCTTTCAAAGCTCCACTGGTTATCTCGACTCCAGTTCGTAGCAATCCCTAAAATCCTTTCGCGGTCTGCGGCCAAGTCGTCGGTTGAGAGTGCTTCGGCATCGAGGCGAGCATAGCCGATCTTACCGTCAAAATAATTTCCACCCTCACTTCCTATGTACAGAGTCGCATCACCATCAACACCAAATCCAGATACATCTATGGGAGTTCCGGCAACTCCATTTAAATAACAGATAACTATATTATTTTGTCTTACAAGTTGAATTATCCCATATAAATTAGTGTTGGTTGTTATAATCGGACAATCAATATTTACAGAAGTCGATCCTGCTCCACGATACCTTGCTCGCCAATTTGTAAGATTTTGCGAATATATATCCATACCACTTGAAGCTGTAGCATGTGAAAATATACGATCAAACCCTAGAGCAGCAATATCCTGATTCACATACATCGTTAACGTGTGGTCCTCATCAAACACATCCATTGAATCGTGGTGTGCTAATCGATAATCCTGGGTAGACGCTGACACAAATTCTCTTGCCGGTAATCGATTGCCATCTGAACTTTGCAAATCCGTGTAAGCACTTGTCGGATCGTTATTGTCGGCAAGATCCAATAATGGTTTATTCGTTCCCGCCAGTCTTGGATGATAAATTCCAAGATTGGTATTCCATTCATTATTTTCCGCTGTTTGCGCTCTTACTCCATAAATATTTTCACCAGTACTCCAGGTCGTATTTCCACCAATCGTACAACCAACATCCGTATCGCCAGCTACTAAAATTCCCGACACATAAAACCTCTGCCAATATGGAGTAATTAATATTTCTTTAGTTCCTAAAATTGTTCCATGGGCTTGATCATAAGCATGAATCGAAAGGTTCGCATTTCCAGTAACCGATCTCAAATAAAACGAGCAAGTGTATTGCGTACCAACGACAGCAGTTGCATCTTGGTAAACATAAGAATCTGCTGCGGTAGGTGTTAATAGATCCGCATTATTCATCAAGCTCCCAGGGCCGCGTACTTGATCGGCGGTTACTGTTACGTTCGTTTTTGTCCATGCCGCGTCGTCAAACGCTTCTGTATAAGTCAGGAGATTAGATCCTGAGTGATCAATTAATACATTTGCCCCGGTAACATCTCCCCACGATTCGAAAACAGTCGAATTTTTCGTCCCGCCAGTATATCGACTACCACCGAACGAAGCGTTCAGCCCGCCCGCCATACACGGCAAGCAGAAAAGAAAAGCTAGAATGAAAATAATTTTTTTCATTACTTGATCTCCACCTTCTTAGCCTTTTTCGGATGTCTCGGATTCGGCTTACCGTTCTGCGCCTTGACATAATTCAAATCGATTCTGCCACTCCAGCCGTGCGGGACTGTAACCGGCGACCCTACGTTTGCCCTTGGATCACCAATCGGAACGCTACAGGAGCGCTCTAAATCGTTCTCAGTACATGTCCCACGCACGCGCAAGAACCGTCTTTGCTGTCCACGCGGCAAAGCTAGAAATTCGTGCATCGTACTTCCAACGTAATAATCGGTTTCCGCAATTGCCAAACACGCAGCACCCCTAAACAGTGCAGACCACATACACGCGCCCACACCATTACACGAACCAGGAATCATTACCGGCCAACTTGCTTTCCCGAACGCATTTTTCAATTCAGGAATATTCGGCACGTTGCCAACGTATTCCATGCCGTCGTCAAATATGATCGATTTCGCAATCGGTCGCGCATCTAAAATTACATGACACAATCCATTACCAGGATTGGCAACTTCCACCACGTCACCAAGTACCGAAGTACTGACCGCAACATTCTCGGCCGGTTCAGGCCCACCGACTATGCGAACCAGTTTTCCGTTTGCTGCGCGAGCAACTTTATTAGCCTGGCGCACCTCATCCGATGCGCCTTGGCCCAACAAAAAAACCGTTAACAACAGTACAATCAAAATAAAGAATAACTTTTTCATCGTTGCCCCTTATAGTGCCAGATACGAAATAGTTATTACTGCATTATCTGCACCACCAGAACTAGAAGCAATTTTTGCTCCGATATAACTATTTGGTGGAATTGGCATTTGTCGAATATCTAGTGGTGGTGGAGTTGTTTTCTTATCTGAATCCGTAAATTCGAAAATTCCTAATGATTCATCTTCAGTGGCTTCACCGTAAAATAATTCGAGTTTGTATGTATTAGCTGCTGTCGAAGACTGTACATTAATACCCAAAACAAAAAATGGTGTCGTTATCACATCTGCTGCAATTATCTGGGTAAGATCTCCCTGTGCCCATGCCCCGGCTGCGCCCGTAACTGTTATACCAGCATCAGCAGGTAATATTGCAACAGATGCATGTGCTGACACTGGATTCATTAGATGCAACCCATCATATGTTCCACCATCAGTAATATTTGTTGTATTATGTATAAAAATAGGACTAATAAATGTTACCTGATCTGCACCTGCTGCAATTTCAATTGCAGATGTATTATGCTCAAATAATGTATTACAGAATTCCAAAGTGTCATCGTCACCATGCGTAATATCTATTGCAATTTCATTTCGATAAAATTTCATCCTTTTAAATTCAGAATTATTAACATCATTTGTTCTGAACGCAACAGTTTGAAAATCATCGAACCTTACATTATTTATCGTATGATAACGACTGGTGTTTCCAAAAAGTAAACCTATGTCTGCGACTGCACCAGTAGCAGATCTGAATTGGCAATCATTGAATGTAATTCTATTACCTGTAACACTAATCAGTGTCATATCTACATCTGCTTGAGCCATTTGATTAAATCGGATATTAGAAAAAGCTATTCTGTGACCTGAAATTTGGAGAACATGAGTAACTGCACCGGCAGTATTGTATATGCGAGTACCTAATTCGTTTTCCCCACCAGATCCGTAGATGTGAATATTGTATTCACTGATAGTTGTTCCGGTTGCATCCAATCCATTATCTGTATCGTGATCTTCTGGTGACAACCAAATATTATCCTGCAAATCAGTTGTGCACTTATCGAGCGCGGCCCTGAACGTACAGGCATTGTCCCACGAAGTACAATCACCGGTCCCTGCCTTTGTCGCGAACCAGTTTTTCTGTCCCTGAGTCTCGTACGGCATCGAGTAAATCAGCTTGCCTCGCTGACTCGAAGAACCTATCAAGAACAAACTGCAAAAAATAATTGCAGCTAATAGAAACTTTTTCATTACTGCCCCCTAGTTTACATTGCCCGTAATCCAAACGGTGACAGTCGTGTCATCACCGGCACCGCAAAGCGCCTCTGCCTTCACGTACCGATGAGCACAATTCGAACAACAATAGCTACAAGTACCGGCACCACTTGCAAGTGTGTCACAAGCTGTAAAAGTCAAGTTCTCCCATTCACCAGCAGCATTGGATGGACTGACTAAAACAGCGGCATCATCCAAAATATCAGCAGACCCACCACCCTCGTTCTTGAAAACAACGCACCAATTCGGATAGCCAATTACTTCGGTCGGTGGATAAACCTCGTCGCCAACGTCACCACCAGCAGTTTCGTCAACTGCTGTATCTGCTTCCTTGGCATGAGTGTAAACAGCTATTGCTTGCTTCTTGGTTTTCTTCCAATCATTGGCCTTGTCATCACCAGGTTGTGCATTTACTTCTTCGACCTGCAACGCTCTGGTCGCACCGACTTTCAGCATGTCACCAGTTGCACCGTTATCCGCATACATAAATGAAGACGTAACAGCACCATTGAGTGTAAACGCTTGACCATCTGCCTGTGTGAGTACGAAATCTAACAAACCAAGTTGCGTTGACACTAGGTCATCTGTGCCGATGGTGAATCTCTGTGTAGTCGCGTCAATCAATCCCGTGTTCAAAGTCCAACCAGCAATCGATCTGCATCTATACTAGTAGTGTCACCAGCAATAGTTGTCTGCAAGACCTCAATCGCAGCCAAGTCGATGACTGCCGGATCATCGTCGGCAAGCGTCATTGTCAACGTACCAGTGTTCATAAGCCCACCATTAGTGTTCGGCGTCATCCCATTTATCCCGCGCAGGTCAAAGTGAGGCACGCCAGCGGTCGCGAGAACAGGGTCCCAATCGACCCCGTTGTACGCGAAGCCAGTCGAGATCACGACGGCACCTTGATGAGTGTTCGCCAGCCCTGTGACAATCGTTGATAGCAACTCAACATCAAGCCGCAACGTACTGTCCCAATCCATGACCCTGAAATACCCTGGAGCGGTGATTGAAGAACCTGCACGCTTCTCAGCACATGTCATGTAGTAACAGGTGCCAGGTGCAGCTTGAGATGAGTTGTCACAGCACCCATCTGGGTACGGTGCCGCGACAACATATTCAGGAACCAGCAACGTAAACAACATCAATAAACAAACAATGAATCTTTTCATTTTCTACTCCCCTGTCCATTCGTTGAATATTTCGTCCGGCTCCATATCCTCGAATGCATTGTTTATGGTTTTTAGTTGTGCCTGGATCTTGCCAGTGTGCTTGTCGATGTGTTTCTTCTCCAATGTCTTTTTCTCGGACACACAGGCAACATCATTCCCATTGCTGCTGAACAATTTTTTCAGCCAAGCGAACATGCTCATCACTCACCACCGTTATCAGTCTTCTTCTTGACCTTGGAAATGATGTAACACAGCTTATCAGCCAAGGGAGCGATTGATGAAAGTGTGACGAGGTGGGCTTCCCGTGCCTTGTCGTATTTTCTGAACATGTAGAACAGAGCCACAAGTGTCAATGCAAGGAATGCTGTCTCGGGCCTGTCTGCCAGGTAGTCTTTCAGTTGCACAAGAACTTCCACCACGTCACCTTCCGTTCTCCCCACAGTTTACAAATTTGACTCCTCGAATATCCCCGCGTCCTCTCGCTTCTTGCGGGCCTCGTCCTCCAGGTCCATGATCTTGCGAAGGGCAAAATCATTTATCACAGAACGACTCTCATTCTCGCGATAGATCACCATCATCCCATTAGGGCCAACATCGTCCTGGAACTCAGGTTGAGTTATGACAGCACTTTTAAGAAGTTCCCTAATGGCCTTGATACGGACCAGCCTGTCCAACTCCTCCAACATCTGCTCCTCGGACAGAAGGTATTTCTCGTCGTACTTATTGTTCTTCAGAAGCTCCCGCTCGATGAATGGAGGGAAGTCACCCCAGACCTTCTTGTTGGGCAAAGAGAACATGCGCCACTGAGTGCCCCTGACGATACCGTACTTTGAGACGATGAGTGTCCCGTCCGTGTTGTGTGGCACGCACAGCAACTGAATCTTGCTGCTGATGTTCACGAACTCCGGGACCACGCCGAGCTTGTCGTCCTTAATAGGCTCAGCGTAGTCAACAACAGAGCCTAGCGGTATCTCGACAGGTTCTCCATCTTCATTCCTTACGACGACCTTCCTCTGGTTAGAGAGGTTTTTCTTTTTTGCTAATTTTTTGCCCATTTGTTTTTTCTCCTGTTTTTGTTTAACACCGTTAAACAGATTGATAAAAAGGTGTCCGATCCTTTCAGATCGGACACCCTAACTCATTCCTCTCTATTCAGGTGATTTCTACACCACAGTAATCGTGGCAAAAAAGTCCCCATTCTTTGCGAACGTCGCGTACCGCGTCATGATGCCCTTGGCCGGTTGCATCTTGGTATTCCAGATGACCGGAGTACTCCACAGTGGGATGTAAGGAGCATACACGTAGCCCGTGTACATCCAGTTATTGCTCTTGTGCCCGATGATTGCCTGGTCAGAGCTGAAGAACGGATCAATGTACACCTTGTACTGGTCCTTCAGCACGCCGAACAGGTTCGGGCCGGAAGCGATTCGCGCCTCGCCAGGTGACGTGTCAATCTGGCGGAACCCGTTGATCTTCCGCAACCGATTGGCAAACCCACTACCAGCCAGAATGAAGTTCGCGTTGACGTACACACGGTCAAATATCTGCTTGTTGGCGTCATTGATCGCGTCGAACAGGCTCTCCCTGTACTGTCTCGGAGTAGCGTTCGCCCAGGGGTCTGGGGATGCAGGCTGCGTGGCAGTCCATGTAGTGTTCGTAGTGGCCGCATTGTAGACACCCAGGATAAGGGTCCGGTTGATCTCTCGTTCCAGCTCCATACCCAACATCTTGATGACTTCACTCTGGAGGTTCAGGGCATGCTGGCTAGAAAGATCCTGCTGAGCCTCGATGTTCCACAGTGCCTTTAACTTCTTGGCGACTGCTGTCAGCGTGGTGCCGGTGATTTTCAGGTTGACTTCCTTCGGCTCTACACCCTCACCGGGGTCATTGGCGTAATTGTAATCGGGGTTTCCATAGATGCTGGTTCCCGATGCATATGCACCACCTGCGGTTCCGTACACGAAGTCCAACGTGAATGCCTTGCCGGTCGGTCCCTTCATGGGCTGGACACTTACCATCTGGTTGGCAAAAAGCCTCGGCCAAATTTTCCGAATCAACGGGAGCGCCCATGTGGTGAATGTCTCGATCTCTGATGTGGTTGTGGTTTCCGCCAGGATGTTCCGCTTCTTGGCGTTGGCCTCGGCTATGACGTTGTCCAGCAGACACTCGGTCTGCCGACGGAGCATCTCGTACTCGTCATCGGAAATGTCAAAACCCTTCAGCCGCTTGTCTTCCTTAAGATCGTTCTGCTCGGTGAAGTACTTGGACCACCTTGACGACCGCACCTCATTCTCAAACAACCAAGGTGCGTCGCTCGGGTCGTATCCAGCCTTCTGCAAGCTCTCGATCTGCTCTTGAAAAATTCTCATCTCGATATTCTCCTAGCTCGGAGCTTGTTAATCCAGTTGGTCTAAAATCTGGACATCCAAAGTTTTATCTTTGGACTCGTTTTTGGTTTTGTCGTCGGGGTCGGTAGGCAATGACTTGCCGTCGCCCGACACTTTGGAAAGCGTGCCACCAGTCTTCTCGTTGAAGTCCGTGAAGAACTTAATGCGGGCCTCGACCAGCTCCTTGGCGTTCTCGGTGGAAAGCTCACGGCCTTCCAGGTCCGACCTCACCGCCTCGACCAGCATATGTGGCTTGGCTTCGAGGGCCTCGGAAACAATTGCTTCGACCGCAACCTCGTTATCACGGTCCTCGACATCCTTCTCCATCTTGTCGATCTTCTCGGTCTTGGCCTTGTTCTCGCTCTCTAGCTTGTTGATGCGGTCCTCCAGGGCTTTGAGAGCCTTGTCGTCGTCGGTGCTCTCCTTCTTGGGTGCCACTACTTGCACACCACAAGCCGGACAGTACTTAGAACCCTTCGGAATCATCGCGTCGCAACCGGCACATTTTGCTTCCTCGAAATTCTGCTTGTTGTCATCTTCGCCTTCAACGTCCTCTTCGATCTCGAACTGCTCGGCAAACTCGTCGGATGCCATGTACTCCTTGACAATCTCCTTAACTTCCTTGTCGAACTGCTCTTTCAGCTCTTTGGAATTGGCCTCGACTGCCTCGGCAATCTTGGCCTTTCCCTCATCGCTATCGAAGACGAACGAGGTTACATTTTTACGAAGCTCCTCACTCTCTGCGAGCAACTTCTTCAATTTTTCCCAATCCATCTCTTCCTCCTCATCTTGTTGATCTTCGTTATAGTCACCAATGTAAGCATCGGTAACTGCTTGGCCAATAACAGAGTCGAACGATTTGAGGCCTAAATCATCATTGACCTCCTCGAACTCCTTGCCTTCCCAATCCTGGTTGCGCTCATAGTCTGGGTGTGAGCTAGTCATCCGGTTCGTCTTCGAAGTCCCCTTCGAACGCGAACTCATTCCGACCTGCGCTCCTGCCCTAATGAGTGCTGCCAAGTCCTTTCCGGCTTGAGTGTCTACAACATCTGCCTCGCCCATTATCTCGCCGTTATCATTCATACCAAGTCCAGTGATAATGAATGCGCTCTGACGAACAGTAGGACCACCCTGGGTGGGACCGGGGTGGTCAGCTTCTCCAATAACAGCCTTCTCTTGCAACTTTGCTTGGATATTTTGAATCTCCCGTTTCATGACGGATAGTGGATACAACCTACCGTTCTCCGTTATCCTTCCAGCATGACCAAACTTCCCTTTTATCTGCATGATGACACCGTTCGGGAGGTCCTTATTGGCAACCTCTTGCAGCGTCGTCATTATCCGTTCCATTAGCCATTTCGGTTTCATTTCTTTGCTCCTTTGAGTTTGATCTTCCCACCACCAAGCTTCTTTCGTATGGCCTTCAGGATCTCCTCCTGGTCAGTAGGGTTCAGAACCGTGATTAGGGACGATAACGCAGTCTTGACAGCCTCCTTGTCCTTCCCGCTGTTGCGCCTCCCGGCCTCCATGATCGTCTCGACTATTCCCCGTTCACCCTTCATGGCTTCCTTCACCTTCTGCACCACCTGCTCCCGGTGCTCTGCTTTGTAGAACTTGTTCCGCACCACAACATCACCATGCCCTGTCAACTTTATTTTCTGCAATGCCTTCCACTTCCCATTATGCTGCTCGTACATGAGCCTGAAAACCCTAGCTGCCTTGGTCAATGCAAACTCTTTTGGATGTCCAGCTTCTTCCATGAGCTTGTCAACTATCGAAGCAAACGCCTTGCACTGTCTTTTAGTAAGTGCTATCTCATCAAGCTCGGCAGGTATGCCGAACTCTTGTATTGCTTCGAGTGGTAAGAACTGGAGTGACATTGTTATTTTTTCTTTTTCACTTTTGATTTCTTGTAAGCAGCACAAGCTTCATTGACCGCTTCCTTTACAACATCTTCCATGGAATTCTTCTCACCCTTCTTTTTGAAAAAAAACTTCTTCTTCTTGTTCAGCGGCCCCTTGCCCTTCCCGATTGCCAACCCTCGACCCTTGCCCTTCGAGCGAATCTTCATTCCCGGCGTCTTGCATCCCTCTTTAATTGTCATGACTTTTCTCCTCTATGTATTGTACCCTCGTCAACCGTCCGTCTAGCCTCTTCACTGTCCACAGGAATCCTTTTAAATGGTATTCCCTTGAACCACATCCTGGACCGCCCATGTATGTAATCATCTGCTCTCTGCGTCGCCTCATCGAAGGACATTAGGTCAGGACAAATTTTCTCCATCGTCCTGGCATCATAGACACTGTACACGTTCATCCCATGCCTGTTTATACGCGGCCCGAAGATGCGACAGACAGCAGTTTTATTTGGCTTTGGATATCCCATGCTTCTTTTTCTTTTTCTTTCTCTTCTTCTGGCCTATCTTCCACGTACCCATGAAGGCAATGACTGTCTCGTGAATCTTCGGAATCAAGTGCGGCCACCGCTTCCTGATTAGCGGGAACCTTCCCTTGCCTTCCTTAGCAGCTATGTCACCACTTGTAGTTGTCATCAACTCACCTCTTTAACACCGTTAAACAAACTCACTCCTCGATTATCTCCACGGCCTTCGAAAGAAACGATCTAATGCTGAGGTACGTCGTCTGCTTGACCGGTGTCTTGGTGTCACTAACGATGATGCGACCCTTACGCCAATCGACACTAACCACAAGAAAAGTCGTTCCATCGCGCTCAACGTACTTCCCCTTTAGCTTATGGACAAGGTTAGCCTGGCTAGCAAAAACGGATGTCTTTATGTTGTTAGCTAACTTTTCTGAAGCGTTTGCCATTCATGTTCTCCGTGATCGCCAACTTCACCTTGCCGTCCATTATGACGCTCTCGATCTTGATCGTCCCGCTGTCCAGGCCCTTTTTCAGGACGGACTGGACGTAACTGACCTTGAACTTGACCGAACGGGTAGCAGCAAGCAGCCTCTCGTCGTAGTCGTAACTAGATACAATGCTGTCATAAACAGTCTGTGAAATCTGCTTGAGAGTCTTGTCGTCAACTACCGTACTACCCATCAGGCTCGTGCCATCACCCGACTTGAATACGTCCGACAAATCCCATCGGGCACTCCTACGAATCTTAGCGTCCAAGTAATCCTTCTGCTCCTTCTTCGTCAGCTTCAATGTCTTTCTATCTCCGTAACCCATTGTCCTATCCTCTCTGCGCCGCTGGCGTCCACGGCATGAAATGGAACTCTATATTCTTGTCCTTTAATTCCTTGTTCAGCTTTGCAACGACCTTTGTCACCTCAACTTGTTCTCCCTGCAACCATACCCCTACCCGCGTCAAATACTCGTCGCTGAACGGGGCCACCCGTACAGCAGAACCCCTAACAGCCTTCGCAGCATACCCGAGTATCATGCCAGTTGCCTCGACGTTCTCCCCAATGTAATTATATGTAAGCTCTGCCATCAGTGTTTTACCTTCTCCTTTACAGCATCCACGATCACGTCCTCAGAAAGTGTTTCGCCAATAGCCTTCTCATAATGATTCAGCAATGACGCCAGCTTCTTCTTGCCGACCTTATCCAGACTCTTCCCGTCCAGACCGTGCCGCATGATGTCCTTGATCGCCTTGCGACCTATGTGCCGCTCGTCAAGAATGTCATCCACACTCAACAGCGGCACATCCCATATCTTGTTCGAGTCAGAGAACTCTATCAGCTCCATGTTGTAACCCCTGCGGAGCTTCATGGCCTTCTTCAATTGCTTCTCATTCAACTTCCCACTGGCTATTCGCCTACGCTGGAAATTCATCTTGTTCCTGAGATTGTCTATGTGCTTCTGCTGGTCCTCGTCGGCAAACTTCAAATCACCGGGAGGCTTACCAGAAGACAGCATGTCGGATAAGCTCTCCTCCTTATGCACCGTAAACTCCTTGGCGTCCTTTCTCTCCCTCTTGGTAAGCTTACCAGTCGTGAACCTGAGCTTGCACTTGCAATGTGTCAAACATCTAGTAGCCCCTGCCCTCGGAGATGTCGGTAGATTCCATTTGGTGTACGGAGAATTGGCCGCAAGAATTATACAATCATCACAGTGCTCGCCTGCTCCCAACACCCAATCTATCCGAACATCGTCCGGCTGCTCCTCGACCTTTGCGTGCCAAGTAATCCCGTTGAGAGTCTGCCCATACATCGCCGCACGGGTAGCCCTTGGCATTTTCATGTTGCCGCTCTTTATGTCCTTGCCGAACTGCCTGGCGTACTTCATCTCCTCTTCAGACGCCCGCCTCAGATACTCCAGATCACCATCATCTAAATTCTTCTTTCCCAGGGAGTATGCCTTGTTGAAATTGGTTGTTATCAGGTCCTGCGACTTCCTGTTGAACACCTTTATATTTATCTCACCATCCTCAAGCTGCTTGGTGAGCGAGTTGAACTTCCTGTAATGTGCCTGTCGGAGCTTACCCATACCACTAGGGAGTGTTGCCTCCTCTATGACGGCACCGTAGCAATCCTCCGCATCAATCAACGCTTCATCAGCGCAATGCAAAAGGCCAGCCAGATCAACGTCGGACAGTTGCTCAAGCCATGTCCGACTGACTATTTCCGCAATCTGTTCCACCATCGTTTCCTAAATGTGACAGCCTGACATATCACAGTTTTGATGTTGCCTGTTTTTGTATCTACTTCAAATGATGTTGGTATGTTCACAAGAACCCTTTTGTCACTTTCAACCTCCAAGACACATGTGACAGTTTCACCATTATCCAATTCCATCGGACTTACCCCAAAGAACTTACACTTCCTTTGAAGAAAACACTCTTCACAAGTGAGAATCACATTCCCCTCCCGCTTCCATAAACCACAGCTTTCAAATTCTGCCTGACAAAGGACCACGCCGTGCAGGCCGCCCGACCCCCACCACCCGTCAACATGACAGACCTAACTATTTCCTTTACCGACATCAAATCCTTCTGAAACTCACCATCATACCAATTGGACACATGTGCCCAACGAGTCTTTTCGATTATCCCATTGTCCATGTTGGTTATCTGCTTGTATGACAGAATGCAAACAGTATGCCCACCAGCATTGCCCATGCTATCGATCCAAATGACCGACAAGAGGCCGACCTCATCTACCTGCGGCAAAAGGTCGCGAGACTTCATGTTCTCGATCCTGTCGGCCGCAAAATTGGAAATGTCCTCACAGTCACCTGCGTCCTTGCTGTTCATGTGCCTAGCGTAGACAGCCTTGGCTGTACTCATCGCGTCCCATAGCTGGATGTAGGTGTCCTTCCTCCAATGCATGCCCCCTAACACGTTTGTCAAGGCGTCCAGATTCGGGAGCGAAGGCAACACAGTGTGGTTGTATTTGCGCTCGCGTAGCCATTGGTAGATGCGACTCCACAGATAGTAGAGTCGCAAGCGGAACATCACGAACCCCCACGCTCGCATGAAAAATAGTTTCATTAGAACCTCACGGCAACATTCAGCCGGTCTTCCTGTATGGCATGGATCATATCCTTCAACTCACGTATGCTAGCCGCGAGCTTGGCGTCCTTTACAACAGCCTTCCTGACGTTTATCGCATCGTTCGGATTAGGAACCTGCTGCGGGGGAGCACCTTGCTGCGGGACTTCCGGCTCAATGGTAACCACCAGGTCTTGTGTGTCCTCCTCGGACAAACCAACAATGTGCTGAAGTATCCATTCGAGTGGAATATTCATGCCCTTTGCAATGACCGCTATGTTCCACTTCAATGTCTCGATGGTCATTCGCAACTCTTCGTCAACAAAGCTAATTGGGGGATACTCAATCTGATAAAGCTCTTTGCTAGGAACAATACCAACAAGCTGAAGCTGGAGGTCATACACTTGCCGCTGGAACCATGCCATTATCTTCACAATGTGTCTGAGCTGCCTAGCAAACTCGATGTCCTGCCAACTTAAGGTCGCTTTAGAATTGTGTACAAGGACACCACCGTTCGAAGCGTCTGCAATAAAGAAATTGCTGACACGTTTGACAGTTATGTCACCAGTGTCAACCCTTCTATTCTTTATTAATCTGATCGCCTTAACACGATGGTTAGGCACGGGAACAAGTCCTGCCCTCAACTTATTGGAGTACGTATTGGAACATTTCTTGCAACAGAACCTTCTCTTGCTAGAATGTATGACCAGGAAATCAGTTCCACAAAACTCACAGAATCGCATTTCTCTGTTCTTCTCGTTCTTATAATGTTCGCGTTTACACTCCTTTGAACAAAACTTTGTCCTGCCTATGCGTGATCCCACTACGCGAACCTTCACACCACAATTCAAGCAATCAATCCATACAGACTTGTCCCTGGCCTCCCCACTTCGAACACCAGCACATACAGTTGAACAAACCAACTTCTTTTTCTTGGACAATGGAACAATGAATGCCTTTCCACATACAAGACAAAGCTTATGCAGATACGTAGTTTGCCTAAGCCTCGAAGCCATGGGATCTTTGCTATCCTTTGTCAATCCCTTGTTCCAAACATCATTTCCCTTGCGAAAATCGGACAGAGTTATGAACCTATCAACCTCATGTTTACGCATGTGCTCCTCGTACTCACACGGGTCAAGGTTCCTGGGATCGTTGTTTCGCTTGTCTCTATCACTGTGATGCACATTTGGTCTGACCAACGACTTTAGTTCCCGTTGATAAATACTCTCAGCAACTCTGATGTGCGTCAGGCACGTGCCACCCCTAGGATCGTATAATCTCTCGTAGCCGTTGTAGCTTTTTGATGTTAGTACTTTTCTCCTCAACGGAAGAAGCTGCATGCCACTTGTCAAATCGTCTGCCCTGACCTCATTCCCATCTATGTCAAACCATAGATGCTCAGGTGTACATTCACATTTTGACCCGTCGTCAAGCTCGACCTCGACAACCCTAGCGTTTCTCCTCGTGACACCTGCCCAAGTAACCTCACCTGGAACAATCTTGTTTGTCTCTTTGTCCCACGAATACACATAAGGCAATTTACCTGTCCTGTTGTACTCGTTTATTATGTCACCCAATGTTCTTGTCTTCCCATCGAGACAAGGTATCTTCGTCCTCAAAGATAAACAATTCACATCACGCTCAAGACCTAAGTAACTTTTAGGAACAGGTGTTGACATACACATCTTGTTTTGGAAATACTCGACGTCACTCAAGTTGCCTGTAACGTTGGAAGCAGGAAGCCTCTCTACCTTTGCAGGATTGTCCTTGCTAGTAATGACAAAAATGTCCTCATCGTCGGCCATGACAGACTTGGTAGTGTCCAGCTTTCCCGTGGTCGGGTCAACAGAACTCTTACGCTTCAAGGCGTTCTTGGCCTTCGTCAGAACCCTGTTAGCTTCAACTTCGTCTGCCCCCTCCTCGGCGGGTATGTAGTAAACCAGCCTGTCAACTGAACGAACCAGCCGACCCATCACCACACCGTCTTCCATCATCTGTAACAAACGCCATGACTTCCTGGCCGCGAAAAAAAACGAGCGACCATAAAGATCGCCTCGCTGGTGATCGTACCTCAGGTGGACGACCTGCCACGGCTCAAAGCTCGCGATCTGGTGGTCGTCCTCGGAACGCATCTCAAAGGCTCCCTTCTCCTGTAGCCTTCCAAACTCATCCTCCCTGCGGTACATGTACTTCTGATTGAGCCATTTTATGCGAATGACTGACAGCGCCTGGTCAACAACTATCTCCTCGAAATCGTCACCCAACCTCAACATACTGCGGCAGACACCGGGAAGCTCTGTCTGCATTTCAGTACGCTGGTCAACATCCTCTATGATCTTAACTACCCGCTCATCCTGGCTCTTTATCTTGTAAGAACCCTCATCACCATCCTTAGCCGTGAACACGTTAGACACAGTGACTGATAATGCGCGAGTAAGCTCGGTACACTCCTCGTCTATCTTCATGTAGTCAGTGTACTTCGCCTTGCGGGTATTCTCCTCCTTGGAAAACTTGTGCATGTTGGACGTGAAGAAACCATTTCCTACAGTGATAGCTGAGGCTGTGCTTCCCAGGTCGGTCGTACCCACATCATCAGCAGCGGAAGTCCTGGGACGGAACCAACCGCGCACAGCAGCACTGACGCGAGCTATCAGTCCAAATTTCCTGGCGTCGTCTGCCAAGGTAACAGCCTCAGTCATCGGGACCATGGCACGGTGCTCGACATTACCATCATCGTTCTCGAACAGGGCTACCGGGTATTTGTCCTTTACGATCTCTAATGCTGCTCGCTTTCGCTGTCTCTTGGACTTCCTCACCACAACACCTCCGATTAGATGATTATGTTGCTCTTGTTCTTCCTACCCGCGTTCATTGCAGCCTCAGCGATCTGTGTCTCAGTCTGCTTCTTTACCATCCTGAGAGTGAGTGCTGTCTCCATCTGGAATGTCGCCCGACGCAGAACATCAACTATGTCACGCAGGTCAATAGGGTTCTTCTTGTCCTTGTTCGGCTCCTCGAAAGCTATGTCACCGTTTCTCTGGACGCCTATGGTGACAATCCATCTTGTCTCCATGGCCTCATCAATGTTTTTCTTGACCTGTTTAACCTGTTTGATCTGACGCTTGGATTCCCTAACGTAATTCCTGCGAATCTCCGTCCAGGTTGGCTTGCAACAGTCAACGAAGTTTACACAGCGAGCACCACAAGGACACGCATTGTTGTTCAGGGCAAAGCCGTATTGCTTCTGTATGAAGTCGAACTCTTCATCGGTTAACTTTTCAAGGTCATTTTTGATTGTTTCAAGAATGGGTTTAACAGTGCCGTCATTCTTCTCGAAAGCTTCTTTCAAAATGTCAATGCTCTCTTTGCTCTCTTTGCTCTCTTTTACTTTTTCTTCAGTTTCTTCATCTGTATAACTCCGTTTTACAACTTTACCTTCTTGCTCCTGATTCTTTTTGTTTAACTCATCCAACTTCTTTGCAATTTCAATTGTATTCTCTGTAAACACTTCACCTTCTTCTGATTTGCCTTTATCTTCCATTTTCTTTCTCCTGTTCCTGTTTATGCTTCTGTTAGAACTCTTGCCTTTGTTCTGTCCGGTCTGCTGAAAGTATATTTCTGTGGTGCAGTATCAATTACAATATGCAATCTCCAACCATCTTTTTCCATTCGATTGAACAAATCACTTTCACTCTCATCTGACAACTTCGTAACCGTCTTATATTCCATCTGCTCTCTTGCCCTGTCCATCCTAACTCTCCTTGTAAAATAGTGGCGTCGTCCACCGAAATATTTCCAAACAGTGAACGACGCCAAAACGAAAACAGGAGGCGATACGGTAGGCAAGGACCTTATCGCTTACCTACTGTACACACGTCAACCGTGTGTCTAGCCTCCTGGCCCACCTACTCCCTCGAACCTCCTGAGCATGATAGTGGCTGCATTGGGCCTGCTGTCCAAACCAAGGTCATCCACCAAGTTATAGAGTGTCGAACGGTATGCCTCCCCCAACCTTACCTTAATATGGAAAAGCTCCGTCGTCTTGGCCTGGTGCAGCTCAAGCAACCGTATTAACCTCTCCTTCAACTCCATGTTCTCGTTCAGCGTCACTCTGACAATTCGCTCACCGTCCAACATGGCCTTCACATGGACAACGTATGCACACATGAGCATCGACAGAACCGCCAACGTGAATGAAAGTATTTTTAGTCTGATCATCTCTCTTCCTCCTTACGCATATATTCTTCCAACGACTCCCAATCCCCGCTGTGAAACATTTCAGCCTTCTCATACTCCCTCTCGTGTCTAGGCTTGATCCTTTCTCTTGCCTTCTCCGGTATAATCGTTGTCGTCATCGTGGCCGCATAATTCTCAATCGCGTCTGCCACCCCTGCCATCGCATCTGCAATATCCTTTGTCCCATGAGGGGGGTGGTCCACTTTTTCTATTGCCCTCCCTCCCCTTATCTCTCCTGTGTACATTCTCTCAAGCTCGACCAACTCAACCTCCACAGGCTCGTAGGCATATGCACTGATACGTCCCTCCATGTAAGCGGCCTTGAGCCGGTCGTAAGGTGTAGTAGTCTCGTCTATGCTGACAAGAGCACAGCGGAACTTCTTGCGCTCCATTATCTGAATGAAGTCCCTCGACTGGTAACTGTCCAAACTGACCAGTTTAAAGTTGAACCCAAACTTCTTGAGAGAGTACAGTAGGCCACGAATACCAGCAAAAGGTATCTCACCACCAGGCGGAGGAACTACCTGCAATAGGAGATCGTACCAAATGAACGGCGCACGCTCCGTCACGACAGCGCCACCCTCAATCATCCTGACTACCTCCCGCCATCCCGCCATATGCCCAACCGCTATCCCACAAGGGTCATTCGTCAGACCTGTGTCGATGTGCGCGAACCTCCTAGCAGACGGATTAATCATCGGGCGCTTGTGGTACATGATCTTGCCCTCGTCGTCCTTCAGTGGCTTCCCGTCGTCGTCCATCACGGCAACGTCATCGCAGAGCATATCAGCCTTCAGGAAAACACCATCGTAGAAATTAGTGTTTATCTCGCTGAACGGATGCTCGCAGACCTCGGAGCGAAAGTCTATCCTAGTGTGATCGCGGCACGCTTGATTAGGTTCCCTGACAGCTTCGAAAATCGGTTCTCTTCTCTCCATGAACATGGTAAGCGCCTCCGTCGGCAATCCTAAAGTGTCGCGTATGAAGTCCGGCAGATTTTTACGAGCAGAGTCTAGGAACTCCCCTCCAGCCAACGGACATCGTTTGACATCGTACAGCTCGTCCTCATTCACTCCTGGAACCTTTCTCAGCTTCTCAAGAGCCTTTAATTCAATATCAGCAGTCTTCTTCGTCAAGATGATGCGTGGACTCTCGGTGCGATTGCCTGTCCTGACCCAAAAGTACTTCTTCTCATACGTGCCCGGTGGCCTGGTGTCCCACTCCGTGTACTCCATTATCTTAACTTTGTTCTTGGCCTCAAGCCCTAGCTTCCTAACCTCCTTCATGCGGTTGCGTATAAAACTTTTCTTGTATGTTTCCTTACACAATGTGATAAGTTTTGCCGGTAAAGGCATGGAGCCATCCGGGGCCATGAACCTACTTTGCATCCTACGTCTGCCCGAGGTGTATACGACCTCGGCGGCGTCATACTCCTCGTCGCCCCTTGTGGAGCGCCTACTCTTTTTTACCTTGTCGTAGAGGTTCACTTCGTCGAGGACTAGGAAGATTAGATGCTCGGACTCTGCTGCGGTTTTTGTCGCACCACTGTACTTCGAAATTATGCCCTTCTGCGGAAAGCGAATCTCATGAACAAGACCCTTCTGTGGGGCAAAATCCTTCTGGAAATACGGGGTGGCCTTTATGAGTTTGTCAATGTCCTTGAAGTAGGAGTTGAAAGCCTTCTCCTTCTTGACATTCAGGTTCATGTAGAGAATCTGCGCTGTCTCCATCATCCTCTTGAACGCAAACTGTGGGATACCATAGCAGGTGAGAAGGTACAAACTGTAAAGCTGGAGAGCAGTGGACATAGTAGTTTTTCCCCAACCTATACTACCACCCATGACAACTTCGAATATGTTCCGCTCATATATATCGATAAACTCTTCCTTGAGCACGTCGAACATATCTCGGGCGAGGGGTCCACAGAAATACTCGTTCTCTATCCACTCTGCTGGCTTTAAGGGCACGCGGTCGCGCTTGGAAAGTTCCCTGCGAAGTTGTTCCGATCTCTCTTCGTCTTCCTCTGTAGACCGACGCTCACGAAGGATACTAACATGCGAGCGTATCTTGTTGGACACTGAACTGAGGCAGGTCCGTCTTGACTTTGAATCTAACTTCTTTGTTGCTAGTTTTCTTGCCACACAACACTCTCAACGATGAACAACTGGCTATCACTATGGCCGCATTTACACAGGAACAGATCACACCTATAGGATTTCCTTCGAGTGTCCCTCATGAAAGACACTCATCTGATCTGCTGTCCCACCACCCTGTGAAGGTACGACACCTGCTTCAACATTTCACGATGTGTATCATCGCTACTCTGTCGGGGGGACTGGTTTCTAAGATTACTTTAACACTGTTAAACTAATCAATCTTCCTTCGACGAACGGTTCACAGGAGAGTGGTCATATTCTCCTCTTTCTTCAGCCTCGTTATACTTTTCCTCAAGCCATTCCCTGGCATCGTCAAAACCCTTACTATTGAGCTTCTCGTTGTCGAAAAAATGACCTGTCGTGGAAGGTGAACCATAGAGCACGGCATACCAGAACTGTCCGAATATCCTAGACGGTCTGCCTGGCTCCACCCTGCCAACAGGTGCCCAACCTGGATCAAAGTCCGGGACAGTTGCCTCTGGGTACTCCTCCATCAGATGGTGCAGGTCAGGATTATCTATTGAGTCTTGTTCCCATTTCAATTTCATGACAATCTCCTTTCAATACATCTTTTTGAAATCATGTACATCATCTGAATGTTCATCCAACTCTTCCTCATCTATTGCCTTCTGACTAAGCCTTTCCTCGACAGTCTTGCTCATGAGTAGCTCATCGAACCTGCCGTTCAGCAGGTCCATCGCCTTCTGGTCTGCAACGGCCATTCCAAGCACTGCAATCATATTGCTAGAGTAGCTAAGGTCATCCTCCTCGCTCTCAGGCTTGTCAACATGTAACTCTATACCCTTATTAGCACGGACCACTATGGCCGAGTCACCCTTGGACAAGACTATCTTTGTTTTGTTTTTTCTGCCGAACATTTCTTCCTACCCATAATGTGGCCTGTCCAAATCATCAAAAATTTTTCCGGCTTTCAAATCTTTACGATATTGCTCGTTTATACGTTCTGTCTGTGCGCTCAACAAAGCCATCTGTATCTCGTAAAGTTCGTCATTCGTACAATCTATACCTTCGAATATTACGGAGAACGCTTTATGCTTACGTTGTTTCATTGTACGTTTGAAATGTGGAACCTTTCTGAAAAGTGGTTTAGCCATCACTCACCTCAATGACAATATAACTCAGTCTGTGGGAGCTTCATGCCTGTCCTGCTGTCATAGCTTGTACACATCTGCTCCCTGTTGCCAGCGGCTATCTCGGTGGCATAGTTTATCCCATCAATCCACACGATCCTCTCAACACACCACCAATTACCACATCCATCGTCCCAGGCCTGCCTCACACAGTCCTCGACGTCGTATGGAGTGTACCCGCAAGCGTCCAACCACTCAATGTCTGCCTCACAGTATCGAATACACTCAGCGTAGTACTCAGTGAACAGGTCAAAGTCATTGCCTTCCGTTTTGTCTCCTGCTCCACAACCCTGTAGAACAATCCACAGTATCAATAACAGTCTTTTCATTTACTCCTCCTCATCCTCCTCGAAAGTCAACTCAACGTCCTCACCCTTTGTGGCCTTCTCGAACTGCTTGTACATCCTTTCGCGCTTCTCGTCGTAGGTGCCATAATTCTTGTTGATTTGCCTGAGCCTCTCAATGAACGCCATACCCCTCTTCTTAAAACCATCATCAGTCGGCCTAACGAAAACAACATCATCAATTGTAACTTTACCCATCATCTCACCCCACAGTCGAATAGAAAGGAACACAGTATCATGCCAACCAGCAGAGCAGTTACCAAGATAATCTGCCAATTGCTTTCCCTAACAATCGATAATCCTATTTCTTGATAACGCTTTTTTATTTCACTCTTACCCATTACTCACCCCTCTCCCATGCTACAATACTCTCTTTGATTTCCTTTTTAAGTTTTCTAATCTGTTCCCCTTCTTTAGCTATAGATTCAATGGTAGACTTGCCATCCATGTGCACATTCTCCATGTGCATAAGAACAGACATCGAAGAAAGCAATAACTTCCACTCTTTCAGTGTCAAATACATTGGATATGTAGGTGATACCATTATTCCTCCTCATCACAAATTATATTCGTTCCAGGTATAAAAACACTAGTCTCGACAAGCTTTGCATCACCAAGTCTTCCTGATTTATTCAAAACATCTCACTCTTCTCTTTCTCGTCCATCACTCACCCTCCTCTTTGATTCCGTAACGAATTGAGAAATGTTACAGACCTCTTTTTTGCATCTTCAGCCCAACCCTTTTTCTCTTTGTCCCTATAGTAGTCACTCTCATACTTCTCATTGCACACCTTACAACGGACCTTAGCATCCCGGCAGAGATGCCAGCCCTCAGGAACACGGATCTGCTTGGGGTCAACATATCCCATACCATCCTGGAAACAACCGGCACATGAGAACATAGGATCAATCACGCTTATTCCATCGTCTATAGTGTGCTTCCAAAACGAAACTGTGAACAAACCGACATGCTTGAACTTGTGCTCATAGGGATACTCATGTACCTCGCACATAGGAGCAATATCAAGCGGCATATCCTCAATCCCTTTTAAAGCCAATTCCTTGTTATCAAACTTCTGAACTTTTCTTTGATGTCTAGCGAACTCTGGCCTCCACCCACACATGCCGTCGTTTAATGTGGTGTCTACAAAACATATTGTAAAAAAGCCACTGAAAAAGCATCTCTCCTTGCCCTTGAACAGGATAATGTATTTCATCAGAACCCCCTCACTATTATTATAACGCTAGGGAATGGGGCCGAATGTTCTGCCCCTACGAACTTGACGCGGCCCTTTATCCACCTGTACTCAATATTACCAAAGTCGAGATACAAACTCCATAGCTTGTGCCACCACAACTGGTCAGTCTTCACAGGTACAAGCATAACTGTCGTGACACCTCTGTCAGTCTCCTCAATTACCTTATCAGTAAAGTCACTCAAACTTGGAACATTATATGGTGGATTAAGCCAAACTGTTTGACCACTCCAATCTTGAATAGAACCATCCTGACTCTTATTATAATAAAACCTACATTTAGCATTTTCAAGTGTCGCAGCTGCATCCAGCGTGAAATGGAACTCCTCGTCCAAAGGAACGAATATGCTATCAGGCGTGCCCCACTCAGTTGACTTGGCCTTCACCGGCATATAGGGCTTCTTCTTAGCTAGCTTCCTTGTCATCGTATCACCTAACAGTTAAGTCTGGGGAATAGTCCTTGAAGCAATGTGCCTTTGTGTGCTCGTCCATAAAAGGCTCTATAGCTCTCAATAACTTCTCCCTCAACTCCGGTGTCCGTTCTTCCTCATCCTCATAAAAAGCTTTCATTGACATCTTTACCATGGCAACAGGCATGTCTCGCATCAGTGCCGTCAAGAACATTGACACTAGTGACTCCTTATACTCCAACCCAAACGCCTCAAGTTCTTCTTGTGCGCTTTCCCCATCTGTCCACGTAGCCTTGAAATCACCTTTCCATATCGGCTTAGGATCAACAAGACCATCCATCCTTTCCTCATACACAACAAAGATCAACTTCTTTCTTTCAAACCCTGCCATTTTGCCTACCTCCTAATCATCAATCAAAACTATAACACCACCACACGGACACACTCCCGGTATTTCATCGCTTGAAAAATCATCCAAGTTTTTATCTGTGTCGTGCATCCATGACCAAGGTGCGCCGGACCTTTTGCACTTATTGCATCTGTACATGTCAACACCACGAACCTCCTGGCGCTTCTTCTTTGATAAGTTCTCCAATCGATCCCCTTGTGCAGCAGCCTTTGCATACATCTCGTCTAAATGATTGTCAAACTCGCTGTAATCAGTCCAGACAGCCTTTAACTTTTTTATATACCTTCTGCGTCTAAAGGTTATTGTCAGCCACCATCTTTTATACCAAGGTGGCCAAATATCTTCTTTGGCCAATTTAATATCTATTTCTCGCATTTGCCTACCTCCTGTTTAACACCGTTAAACAAAATGACATTGGTCAGCGTAAGGCTCAAGGCCACCGTCACAATCGGTCGAAGGATTAATCTGGTTTCTCTTCCAACCAATGTCAATTTGTATACCGTTGTTATACAACTTATTTGATCTAATGTAAAGTTTCGCCGCTTGACTCTATCATTTCCTCAAGGTCCTCGCTCTCCTTGTTTATCAGGGCCTCGATGTCCCTCGCTATGTTCTCAAGCACCACAGGGTCACTCACGTACTTAGTAACGATGTCCACGAACTCTGCCCCTATCTCCTTGACGAACTGCACCTTCAGGATAGTGTCTGCCAGCCCCAGGGCCTTACGCTCCAGGTTAGCACCGTCAGTCACACCCTTTATAGCTACACGCAGGGCCTCGCCGGTCTTCATGTCCTTTATTTTACCCATGTCGTCCTTGTGGAGGCCAACAAAATGTTTGATTATCTTGTTCGCCACGTTCTGGAGTATCTGACCCTGCTGCCTGTGCCTGCGGTTTGTCTCCAGCACACCCTCGGCCATGTCAGCAGCTATCTGCTCCGCCGCCATCTTCTGCATGTCGTCGCGTATATCCTTCCAGAACTTCTCACGTTTGCTTTTCCACTTCTCTTTGGCACATCTCTTAACTAGGGATACCTGCGAGCACCCTTTAACGCCCTTCCACTTTTTTGCAAGCTCTGGGATAGTTATCTTGTCAGTGGAGTATATATACTCATCCATCGGATTCATATACTTCATCTTCTTTTTACTTTTTTTTCTGCCCATTTTAATCTACCTTTAATCTACCATTAACCTACCATTAACCTACATTTAATTTATCTTCAATCTAACTTTTACAATCTTGTGACACCTTCATAGTCCCGCTTCACCAATATACCACTCGTGGCGATTGGGCACCACTTAGGAAAAGAACCACCTGGAATATCTTTATGTCTGAACATTCTACCACCTGAATGATTAGGATGACTACATTCATTCCTACAAACTTTATCATCAATAATCTCTTCTTCTTCCACTTCCTGAAAAAATGGACAATATGAACAATCACCAACAATTAACTCAGTCTGTGGTTGCCTTATAGAAATGTCTGGAATGTCTGGAAACTTTTGTCCACTACCCTCAGCGTCACCCTTCTTACCAGGCTCGTACTCGACGGTCACCTTGGTTATTTTTTCTTTATTTGTCTTTCTTTCTTCACAATCGTCCTTTTTACCAGGCTCATACTCAACACTCACCTTAATCATTTTCATTTGTCACTCTCCTTTTTCTTCTTGATTATTCTCATTTTAATTTCTACTTTTTTTCCTACCCATCCTCTTGCACCTCTCCAGTTATCATGGCCCAGTATGACCTAAGCTAATCTGCCGGTTCATCCAACAAGTCTTCCAATACAAACTCACTAATAAGTGGATAGACTCCCTTTTGTATGTCTTCCTCTGAACGCCATCCCCACAGGTAACAAGTCCAGCACACCTGCTCACCATCAACGTACCCCGATGTCTCCTTGCCGCATATCTTACAAGGATTCATTTTAGTTCTCCTCATACCGGTATTGCAAACGTGGACATCCTGGCAGCCATCATGACCTCGTTAGGAAGGTATCCGAACTGGTTTACCCTCCTAGACTCCATGAACCCCAGGAAGAACATGTTGACAGGTTGATCCACTTCTTTTTCAATCTTCATCTTGTGACCTAACAAAATGTTAAAGCAATTTTTGATCACTTCCTCGAACCTGTCATGATCTGCCAGGATTGGTTTACGGAACTCCCATTCTCTTATCCATATCTTCCTCATCATGATAGAGTGTGGATGTCTTAAGAACTTGACAGGACCTACCCCGACCTCCTGTCTTGCATTCTCAAGAAATCTCTCACCATGGGCATCGTTCTCCGTGTACATTGCCTCGTGGCTTCCTGCTAGAGAATACGTCATAAACGTCGGGACACGAACCAACTGTATTTCCTTTGGGACCCACTCCTCTGGGAACGTGGAGCACTCCTGTTCAGGCACCATCCTCAACAAGGTCTTCTCAGGCAATATCGTATGATGGAAAGGCTGGTCCTCGTCACTAAGTGGGCTGTACTTCTCAGGATGCGCCTTCATATAATCGTAAGCATCGGAGATCTTTTCCAACTCCTCTGGACTTTTGAGCTTAAATAGCATGTTACTCCTTTTTACATTGACTTTGTTTGGCTGGCTTTGTCTCCCACAGGGCCTCGCGTGCAATCTTACAAGGCTTGCAATTACACGCGGGTATTAGCCCTACCTTGGTTTCGTCAATATGCAGTTCAATTATAGTAAACAGCGCCCTTGTCAATTTATGGACTTGTGCCTCTGCTTTTTCGTCTTTTAGAAACCCCATGCTTCTAAAATCCACCTCGAACTTTTCTGTCAGTGCATGATGCTGGACATCATCGAGATATACATCAGTCTCCATTCCTTTATTATTAGGATTAGCCCTGAATTCAGCAGCACAATGTGCAACCCATATACCACTATCATTCTTTCGGAGTCTTATAGACATTACAACACCTCTTCCTTCAACATATCTACAAGATTGTCCCTCGCCTCCTGCTCAGTGTCACCATATCCTGCAAGAGACTCTTGCAAATTTATGAAGTCCTTTTGGACAGCGCACCACTTGTTCCCATCCATGAACGTCTTGAAACCTGTCTCGGCCTCCTGTTGAATACTGTCCACAAGCTTTATGCGCTTCACGGTA